ATCCGCCAAGTGTGTTCCTTCCCAGAAGCCGGCGGTCATGATGACTATGTGGATTCCCTTTCCCAAGCCTTGCGAGTGTTACGAGACTCTGGTTGGATTCATTTAGATCCACTGCCCTCTAGGGATTTTGCTTATCGGGACGATGAGTTGGCTAAGAAACGCTACAATCCATACGCACAATAGGGCGGAATAGTGCTCCTATTTGCATAAGTAGTAATAGACATGAGCTCTCCATTGATCAAATCCCCTCTTGAAATGCTGTACGAGCAAGCTGGCATTCCGCACATGCAAGCGGGTGGTCGCCCACCAATGACTCATTACATGCAACCGCACACACTCGGTATGGGGTACGGTGCTGGTTTGGCTGGTTCGGGTCAGAGTGTAGACATGACCTCACCAAATCCTATCAATGTGTATCGTGCTGACCCCACTGGTCGTTACGGCGGGAAAGATCGCATGGAAACAATGCCGACTCGTTTGGATAAAACGACCATTGAGGAATACATCAAAGCGATGCGTGCGGGACAGTCTCTTGGAATACCACAACTCACACAAGATCAACTAGCCAAGATGTTACTAGTTGAAGGTCGTGGTGACTTTGGTTTTAATGCACTAAACGAAAATAACAAAGCAGCAATGCAAAAAGCCGCTTTGTTAAATGAAATGGGTCACAACCGAGTAGCTTCTGACTTTGCAGCAGCACTGTACGACAAACAACAACTTGCTAATCGAATCAACAAACCATTCCAAGAAGTATGGAACGGCACTGGTCGCTCTGGCATGACTGGTAGAACTGGTGCACAACACAACCAACGCTTCAATGAATTTGGTTACGCTGTTGAGCATCCTAAAAATGCAGAGTTGATGAACACCATCAATTCAGCGTATAATTACCAAGAACCCGAGAAGTTAAGTTTGGGTGCAAACGAATATGCTGATCCAATGGGTAGCTATGTACCAACAGTAGAACCTAATAAGCGTGGTAAAATGTTTTCTGCCGGTGGTTCAACAACTCCTTTTTATGACATGAGCAAAGTGCTCATACAAAAACACCTTTCTGGAAATTAATTAATGGCCGCACCAAAGTTACCAATCCAAGCAGGTTCCAATCTAGCATCCATTGAACGGGATGAAGATATTGAACAAACGGAGATGAGTGAAAAAGAAATCGAGGCGTATGAAGACGCTCTTGGTTTAGAAGGTGACTCTAAAAATTTAGACGAAGAAGTTATTGAGCTTGATGATGGTTCAGTAATTGTCAACTACACACCCACTGAAGGTCCAATGCAAAACCCAGAGTTCTATGCGAACTTGGCAGAAAGCATGGACGAAGATGTGTTGCAAAATCTAGCAACCGAGTACCTTGAATTGATCGAGGTTGATCGTCAAGCTAGAGAAGAAAGAGATAAACAATATGAAGAAGGACTTCGTAGAACGGGTCTTGGAAAAGACGCACCGGGCGGAGCAACGTTTGATGGCGCTTCTAAAGTGGTGCATCCTGTCATGGCGGAAAGTTGTGTTGATTTTGCTGCGTCAGCTGCACGAGAACTGCTTCCGGCTGATGGTCTTGTCAGATCGTATATTAAAGGCGAATCAGATAAGCAACGACAAGAAACAGCCGACCGCAAAGTAAACTTCCTCAACTGGCAGTTAACAGAGCAAGTTCCAGAGTATCGTGATGAGATGGAAGTTCTCCTTACTCAGTTACCATTGGGTGGCTCACAGTATTTAAAGTGGCGTTACGACAGCGAACAGCGTCGTCCAATGACCGAGTGGATTCCAATTGATAATATTCTGCTCCCATATGCAACAACCAATTTTTATACTTCAGCTCGTGTAACAGAAGTTCAAGACATCACAGAAGATGTGTTTGAGCAACGAGTTGATCAAGGTATCTATCGTGACATCGATAGTACTTATATTTCTGACCTTGGTCCAGAAGAGATGACCCGTTCGCAAAAAGCGAACAACAAAATTGAGGGTAAACAAAAACCCGAGAAAAACGTGGATGGCGTACGCCGCGTTTTTGAAATCACTTGCTTTTTACGTTTAGAAGATGATGATGAAACAGACGGTCGCCGTGCTCCATATATTTTAACAATTGACGAATCCAGCGGTGAAGTGCTGGCGTTATATAGAAATTGGTGCTATGGTGATGAAAAGCTTGAAAAGCTGGATTGGTACGTCGAATTTAAGTTTATTCCTTGGCGTGGTGCTTATGCCATTGGCCTTCCCCATCTTATTGGCGGGTTATCTGCTGCTCTTACTGGCGCTCTACGCGCTCTTATGGACTCTGCTCATATCAGCAACAGTCAGACGATGCTTAAGCTCAAAGGTGGACGAATTGGTGGACAGAGTGACAGGATTGAGCCCACTCAAGTAATGGAAATTGAAGGTGCACCTGGTGTTGACGATGTCAGAAAAATCGCCATGCCAATGCCCTTCAATGCTCCATCCAACGTATTGTTTAATTTACTTGGATGGTTAACTGATGCAGCTAAAGGTGTAGTAACTACATCCGAAGAAAAAATTGCTGATGCAAATAGCAACATGCCAGTGGGTACTACCCAAGCTCTGATTGAGCAAGGTGCTAAAGTATTCTCTGCAATTCATTCTCGCTTGCATCGTAGCCAAGCCAAATCATTACAAATTCTTTCTCGTATCAACCACTGGTATTTGGAAGAGATGGACAACCAGTCTGGTGAAGAGATTGAGATCCGTGACTTTGCATCGAACAACGATGTGCGTCCAGTATCCGATCCTAACATCTTCTCTGAAACCCAGCGTCTGGCTCAAGCACAAGCAATTTTGCAGTTAGCTTCTTCAGCACCCCAGCTCTATGATTTGCGTCAAGCCCACTTGCGTGTGCTCAAGCAAATGAAGATCCCTAACATTGAAGATATTTTGCCAAACCCAGATGGCGTAAAAGAATCTAACCCGGCACTTGAGAACGTCTCAATGGCTATGGGAAGAGCAGCTGCTGCATACCCAGATCAAGATCACTTAGCTCACATCAAGGTGCATTTGACCTTTGCTATGGATCCTAACTATGGTGGCAGCCCAATTATTGGACCAGCATATGCACCACATTTACTCGAGCATTTAAAACAACACATCACACTGCACTACTTGCAGTCCATGCGTGACTATGTTGGTCAAGCGTCTGGTGATGGTAAAGATGTATTTAAGTTGAACGAAGAGCGTCCTCTTGACAAAACTAGCGAGCAAGCTCTGGCTATTGCATGTCAGATGGTTGCCCAAGATGGTCAAGTGGCATTCCAGCCAATTGCTCCAGCTATTCAGCAAATCGCACAAAAAGTTCAGCAAGCTCGTCAAGCTCAGTTACAACAAGCTGCCGAGGCTGATCCAACTGCTCAAGTCATTATGAAGACTCAGATGGCTGAGACTCAGCGTAAAGCGCAAGAGTCACAAGCTAAGATGCAAGCAGAAATGCAAAAATCTCAGCAAGAGTTCCAGATCAAAGTGGCAGAGCTACAACAAAAAGTTCAAGAGTTGCAAGCCAAGTACAGCACTCAGACTCACTTGGATAGTCAACAGAACGCAACCACCATTGCACTGGCTAACATCAACAACGCAGCAAAAGAGCGTGTTGCCATGATTAACGCTGGTGCTCAGATGGATCAGCAATCTTTGATGCTCCAGCACGAGCAAGATTTAGCAGCATTTGAAGCAACTAAAGCGGCTGAAATGGATATTCGCCAGCATGGTATTGCTGTAGAACAACAGCAGTTTCAAGCTCAAGCAAATCAAGTGGCAACACAGATTGATGCTGAAAAACAAGCCGCTTTGGCACAACAGCAACACCAACAACAGTTAATGCAAAATGATCAAGCACATCAGCAAGCATTAGCCCAACAGCAACAACAAGCAGCAATACAACCCCTAACACCCCCACAAGGAGAAACTAATGGCCGATAATAATTTAAAAGGCTTTCGTCAAATATACCAAGAAACAGGCAATTTATCTTCTGGCGGTGGCCCAGACGCTAAAGTAGATAATGGTCCCTCTGGTTCTGGTCGTGACAACAACTGGAAAAAAGGCGCAGCCCAGTGCAAGATGACAAAAGATAGCAAAGTTGGCCCAGGTAAGAATTTAAAAGATATCGGCGGCGGAAATTTCTATTAATTAGGGCGGAAATATCTCTCGTATTGCATAAGTAGTTATATGGGAGACTTTATTTCCGACATTATTAACCGTTTGAAAAAAGCGGATCAAACAGTAGCTGAAGCATTATCTTCTGGCTCAAATATCCACAACTTTGATTCCTATCAAAGAATATTGGGTACTCGTGAGGGTTTACAACAAGCTCTAGCGATTATAGAAGACCTCTTAACTGAGGATGATGAAAACGAATAAGCCGTAGGGCTTTAAGGAGGTTGCCGAATGGCAATTGATGTTAGAAGTAACGAAGAACCAGATCTTCGTAGCGAGGAAGAGTGTTTTCCTTTTATAGAACCTGGTGTCGAAGTTGCTGGAGATCGAGTTTTAGTCCAGTTACGCAGACAAAAAGTAAAAAGCAAAGGTGGCATCATTTTAGTTGAGGAAACTCAACAAACCTTGAAATTTAATGAAACAGTGGCTAAAGTCGTACAAGTAGGTCCTTTAGCATACAGATCACCAGAAACACTAGAGCCTTGGATTGAAGGCCCATGGTGCAAAGAAGGTGACTTGGTAAGGACGATTAAATACGGTGGCGATCGTTTTGTTGTAGATCCTGGTGATGATGGTGGTCCAGTGGTATTTATTACACTGCAAGCCCGTGAAATCATTTCTCGCATTGAGTCGTTTGAATATGCGCAAAAAATGAAATCCTTTGTAGATTAATTTGGATAAATTATGGCAGATAATGAAAAAGATATCCCTGTAAAAGAACAGGAAGATGGTAGTGCTTTAGTTGCTATGGAACATGATACAGATCATTTTCCAGAGGAAGAAAAAGAAACCAAAAAAGCGGAAAAAGACAACGAGTCAGATGATGATCATGATGACGAAGATGTTGAAGTCCAAATAGAGGATTCTGACGATCATCAAGATGATGAGACAGATGAAGATCGTGAGAAAATTCGTGAAGCACGTCGTGAAGAGCGAAAACTCAAGAAAGAGCTCGCTAAACAGCGTGACTTAACAGCAAAGCACAAGATTAGTGCACTCGAGAAGCGTAATGAAGATTTAGCCCGTCGTTTGGCTGCAGTAGAGTCAACAGCGGCATCATACAAGTTTGCTCAAGTGGACAAAGCGTTGGAAGACGAGGCAACTCGTGTGGAATACGCTAAGATGAAGTTAGTGCAAGCTGCACAAGCAAACGACGCTAATGCTCAAGTTGAGTATTTAGAACAGCTTCAAGATGCAAAGAACAAACTAGCTCAAATCCAAGCTTACAAAAAGCAACAGTTGGACGAAGCTAAACAACCCAAGCAAAACGTTCCAAATGAAATCTCTACTGAGGTTCAACGTAACGCAACAGCTTGGTTAAAGAGTAACAAATGGTATGATCCTAATGCAAGAGACACAGATAGTCGTATTGCAAAAGTCATTGACCAAGATTTAGCCGCAGAAGGTTGGGATCCAGCTGACCCAGAGTATTGGGATGAATTGGATAACCGCTTATCTGCTCGTTTACCTCATCGGTATGCAGCAAAAAGTAATACACCTATCAAAAGGGCGGGTCCTACGGCATCAAGTAGAACCGCAAACCCAAATGGTAAGGCATCAACAACAATTACTTTGAGTCGTGAGCGTGTACAAGCTATCAAAGACGCTGGCAAGTGGGATGATCCCGCAGCCAGAAGTAAAGCGATTAAAGCTTATGCACAATACGACAAAGACAACCGATAAGGATAAATTAAAATGGCAAACGCAAGAATTAAACGTGACTTAGACGATCGATTGATTGACAGAGCACAAGAAGTTAAAGA